TTCAAAGATTACCATCAGTCTATTTTCGTTTCTTCATAAAACTTTTGGTACGCTTTTTAACATCTGCAACTACTTTAGACGTATTTAATCGAAAGTCAACGTGAGATATTTCGTCATTATATTGCTCAAGAAAAGTTTCTAAACTATTTTCAATTATGTTAACATCGCCGTCGCCTACAGACGACTGCTGATCCAAGTCAATTTCCCATATCTTACCATCATGAAAGTGTACATGTATGTTGTGTATGTATTCTATGGGAACTGCTTTAATCTCAACATCGCCGAATATTTCTGGCCAGTGCTTAATAACTTCTGGTGGGAGTTTATTTTTAGGCACTTGTAGTAGTCTTCTTAGCGGCTACTTTCTTTTTAGTTGGAACCAATTCTTCAGCTTGTCTGCGTAATTCAGCAGCTTCTTTACTCAACCGATCTGCATCACTGCGGAACTTTTTAGCAAGTGTTTCGTCTGTAATTACACCGTCATCTGCAACAGGTGCAACACTAGGAGCAGCCGCAGCCATTTCACTAGCAGTCATTGCTGGCTCGCTAGTAGATGCTTGTTGAATAGTTTTTCCGTCGCTACCTGTAACTGCTAAATCGTTAACTGTAACTCCACGCTGTGCTGCAATAGCTTCGTTAAGCTCACTTAGTTTAATAGATGAGTTTTGATTAGGAATCATTTCAACTTCATCTGTTTTAACTTTAATCATCTTACCAGTTGTGTGGAAACGTGCAAGCATGTTGCTGCCGTCTGATAGTTGTGTACGCATCATAACAGTTGCTAAGTCATCTGCTTGTTGGCCAGATGCAGACTCAACTAACTTGATTAGTGAATCGTGATCGCCTGCTTCTAGGTTTTCAGTTGTTACTACAACGCAATGATCTGGATCACCAGGCAATACTTTGTATGCGACAATTACTCTACGCTGATTGTGTGCCATTCGGCCTACATGTTTAAGTGCTGCCATGTTATGCTCCTTGTGCCGGCTGCTGTTGTGCAACGGCTGCTAAAAATGTTTCTAGTTTACTGTAAGTTTGTCCTACAGTCATCATCTCATTAGGCTTAAAAGCGCCACGTTGACTAGCAACATCAATGATACTTTTTAATGCTTGTAAGTCCTGTACAGTTAAGTCCGGGCCTTGTTGTTCTGTTGCTTGTTCTGCTTCCATCTCTGGTGCAGTTACTTCAACGTTTGTATCTTCGCTCATAAATGTTCTCCTTGTATAGTATATATGCGTACTTTATTTATTTGTACTTTAAATGTGGACAAGCCAACATGAAATAACTCATGTCTTTTGTTTCTTCAAAACCGACAGTTAATACTTGAGTTAACTTGTTATTACTGTCTAAGCTTACGTTCTTACCAGCATAAAATCTGTTCTTTAAATGCTGTTTAATCCATTTAATTAAACTGTCTTCCAAATTATATGTCATAGGTAAATTAACGTACTCAAAGTGTGGCGGAGCCGATTTGACTTGCCTCACTTCAAATACATTTAATGGATTAGGTGTTTTATTTTTTATCATGCAGCCGCATCGTAGTGTACTGATGTACCAAACGGTCCTTCTAAGTTCTTATCACGGTTGCTGTGGATAACAAATACTGTATCACAGTAGTCTGGATCACCCCAGCTATCCCATGCATACCCATCTGTAAACATAATAAGCTTCTTAGGAACATAGTCTTGATCTTTCATGTATGTCCAGTTAGCCATAAAGTCAGTGCCGCCGCCGCCCATTAGTTCGTAGTCTAACAAGTCTTTGCCATCGTTTGCAGCGAAATCTTCTTCATTGTATACGTCTGTGTCAAAGCACCATACTTTAATATTATAGTCTGGAAACTCGTCCATAATACCTTTAACTTCTCCTAGGAAGTCTTTACCTTGTACTTCACCAATTGAGCCGCTCATGTCTATACAAACAGCAACATCAATAGTGTCTTGGAAGTCCATGCTAGGTAATATAGCACCGCTCATTTGTCCTTTGCGTGAAGGACGACTAAATGTATAATCGCTTCTAATTGAACTTTGTACTGACTGACGAATAATTTCACGCCAGTTCATCTTAGGCTCTGTAAGCTCTTTAATCATACGTGCAACTGCGCCTGGAACATTACCTGCTCCTGCACTCTGTGCCGCTGAAATCATATTCTCTTTGATCTCATCTTTAATTTGTTTTACTTCTTCTTTGCTGTACTTAGGCTTAGACTTGCTAGTAGCATTTCCGTTAACATCCTTACCAACTTCGCCATCGCTAACACCTTCGCCATCGTCTTCTGAGTCGAGGTGCTCGTCTAGCATTTCACCTAATTGCTTTAAGTACTCTTCGCCCATCTCTTTTGCTTTTTCGTATACATCATCATATACTTCTTCGCTTGTCCAGCCTTCATATTTAAAGTCCTGGTAGCATTGTACAATACTTGGTATAGTACCAATACGGTCACGTACTAGTGTATTGTTTACAATATAGTCTGCGCTAATGTTATAAATCATAGGATCACGGTCTTCTCTACGACCCATGTGATCAAATACCATATGCAAAATTTCGTGTGCAACAACAAACTCAATCTCTTTATTATTCATCGCATTAAAGAATTGCGTGTTGTAGTACAAGTTACGACCATCAACGGCAGCAGTACCAAGCCATTCATCTGCTGCAATAATGCGCAAACGTGTAGCCATGTTGCCAAAGAAAGGATGACGTAATAGCAACCCAATACGTGCCGTAATAATACGGTCCATAACTTCTACACGCATCTCTTCTAATGCTTCTGGAGTAATATCTGGGTCCGGAGTAAAGTTTTTTAGTTCACTTTGTGTATCTTTAGTAGCCATTATCGACGCCCCTTTGTTAACTTATACATATATTATAGCACTGATTAGTATATATGTCAACCTTTAATACTGGTCTTCATCATCACCAGACATCTTTTCTTTGGACCATTCAGCAGTTGCAGTAATATCCTTACCAAGTCCGCCTACAGTTGAACAAGCACCTAGTGCCATTGCCATTAGTACGATTAAAAATAATTTCATTTGAATCTCCTATTATTAAGCTTCTTGTGCGGCTTTAATATACTTACCATAACGCTCATGGAATTCATCAAAACACGCTACTTCATCTGGATCAATGGGCAAACCGTACTGTGTTAGTGCAAGCTTGATGCCCATAACAACTAGTTCAGTATCAAAGTTATCCATTGAAAAGCGCAGGAAGTTGTTCACTTTGTCATCGAACTTCTTGTCGCCTGCGTCACACGCTTCTTTAAGTTCATAGCATAAGGACACAGTTAGTGAGTACATAGCACTAATCTCTTTGGAATTCATCTCTTTTACTTTGCCTGCTAGGATGTCAGTTGGATTAGGCATGCTAGATGCAACTTTACGGTGCGCCATAAACTTAACTGCTAGTCCTTCACCAACTGCACCTGCTACTAAGTCAGTAGTAGTTGCTTCGTCTAGGTCATCGTCTAGCAATTCGCTAACAAAAGACCAACTACGAGGAGTTGCAAAGCTACGGCTTGAACTCTTAGGATCAAAGTCATATAAGTCTTTCTTTGCAAAGGTTAAGTAGCCAATAACGTCTGTGTTGATGTTGTTGTTAACACTCCACTGGAACCAGTCGTCAAAGTTAACAGAAAGTTCTAAGTGGATAAAGCGGTTAGCTAACGGAGCAGGCATCCTATAAGTAACACCCTTGTCAGCTTCACGGTTACCAGCCGCAACAATCATTACGTTGTCTGGTAGCTTGTACGTGCCTACCTTGCGGTTAAGAATTAGCTGGTATGCTGCCGCTTGCACACTAGGTGCTGCTGAGTTCATTTCGTCTAGGAATAGTACAATGTGATCAAATTGAGCAGCAAACTCTTCGCTTGGTAATTCACTAGGCGCACCCCACACCATAGTACCTGAGTTGCTGTCGAAGTATGGAATACCTTTAATATCTGTAGGTTCCCAAAGCGACAAACGAATGTCAATTAAATGTGAATTTGAAAAAGTGTCACAGATCTGTGATACAATATCAGATTTGCCAATGCCCGGAGCTCCCCAAAGGAAGATAGGACGTTTCTTTTTTAGTGCATGGGTAATACTGTTTTTTGCGCCATTTGGACTAACTGTGCGAGTTGAAGTATCCATGTTGTGTTCCCTCTTTGTTTAGTGCTTTATTTAAACTATACATATATTATAGCACCATTACAGCATTTGTCAACCATTTTCTAAAAAAAGAACCTATTACAAATCAATAGGTTAGGATTTTTTTTGTCTATTAACTGCTTTTGTTAAGCCATATTTGCGCAAGTCGCCACTAAAAAGGGTGAGTTCAACTGCTTTCTTTTCGTTAGTTACTACAATACTTCGGTTTGTTAGATAGTAAGGACAGTCAATGAACTTGTCGAGGTGGATAATAACTTGGGTAGATAATGGTACATCTCTTGGATATGGTATGTCATATGTTGCCAATTCTATTAAGGTTAGCACATCAAACCCCATCTCTGTTAGTCGCAAGCCGCCTGAGTTTTTGTCTCTGTTGTTTTTCCACCAAAGTGGCATATACTCTTTTACGGCTGTTTCGTTTGTACTTTTGCCAAGTTCTTTCAGAAAGAGCTTAGTATATGTCTCTTTCCAGTTCATACTTCAGTAACTACTTCGCCCGAAGTAAGTTTATATACTGAAAAGTCTTCACATCTAAACAGTTCGTTTAACTTTTTAGCAAGATTATGTGCATGACCTGGATTACTAAAGCTAGTCTTCTTATATTTAGGACCGGGGTAATTAGTAAGCGCATTTGCACTTTTAAGATTAAATGGCTTTTCTTGATGAAATACTGCCCATATAGCGTCAGCTTCTAGAACTTGCTCGCTCTTATAGGTTTTATTGTTTATATTTTCTAATATAACTGTTGGCTTTGGCCTACTCATATGCGTAATTCCTTTTAATTAACTACGCATATATTTATCTTTTTGAAAAGTTATCTACGTACTTAAAACTTAGAACCGCCATCTAAATTAATCTGAATAACTTCATCGTCGCTGTTGTTAGACTGCGCAACTAATAGTTCAAGGTCACCATGTAAGCGACTCATAACAGCACCTAATGTAAACGCTAAAGTCTTTGCAGTAGCAATATCTAGTTTAACTTCTCTTGCACGACTTTGTTCAGCAGCCTTTACAGCATTTAAAAATTGCTGTAAAGGGATTGTGTTTAATGGTTCAACATTTGGCACGACGAAGCTCCGATCTCATTTCCATTTCTGTTTTAAACGGGCCTTTAGATTGGTACCGTTCAATAGTAATCAGTTTAGGACAAAAGCTTTTAACCCAGCCTTTATCAAAGCGGATAATATAATACCCTGCACAATATGCACTCTTTGACTTGCCAGATTTAGTAAACAATGGTAGTTTACGTTTTACATCATACATTGTGTTATGCGGATTAACGCTTGTAGGGAATCCATGTACAATAAATTGTTGCTCATCTAACGTTACTATTTCTTCAGTAGATTCGTTCCATACAATGTCAGTGCCAAACCGTTGTTTCATTTCTCGCTTGTTATCAAAGAAACACGTTTCGCCTGTGGAAGAGAACATATACCTGTCATCATTCCATGACATTGTTCCTATACGTTGTTCGTTGTTTTCGATAATCCAAAACTTATCTTTTAATACTGGTTTTGCTTTTAAAGTCATGCTGGGTACCTCGCTTGTAATGGTGCTGCATAAGTCTGTGCCTGGTCTGCAATACGTTGCATATCCCACTTTGCACAGAACTTCATAAGACGCAAGCCTACTTGACTAATGTCTTTAGGCTTTGCGTGTTCTGCAATAGTTGTGTTAATAATCTCTCTAATGTCTGCCGGCTGTGCAGTTAAGTCACACAGTACAACATTGCGGTTATAATCATCTAGTACGCGATGTTCAACGCCTTCGTGATCTACCCAACGCTGTAGCATCATGTTATTCCAGTTGTAACCTTTTGTAGTCTTATCTGCATATGCTTCAATAAGTCCAACTTTATTCTTAGTACCTTTCTTACGTACACCAGGATAAGCACTAAACACGTTATCACTAGTATCACCACGCATACACTTTTCAAACAACATAAAGTCAGGCTGCGGAGCAGGCTTAATCTCTTGTGTCTTCTTTTCAATAACAGGTGTGCCGTCGTCGTTAAAGTAACCTTTGTCTGTAATAGTTACGTTAGCAACACCGTTGTACTGTGTGCAATTAGGGCCTACTAGTTGTGCAAAGTCGCCGTCTGTACTAATAATAACACAATGATCATCAGGGTGTGCTTGTACCCAACCTGCAATAAGATCATCTGCTTCTAGTTGCTTGTGTTGCATAACAGTACAGTTAGTCTTGTCTGTAACAAAGTTCTTAAACTCGTCGAAGATCTCCCAAAACGCTTTATCGTCTTCACCTTCGGACACAGTCATCTTATCACGTGCAACTTGCCTGTTACGTTTGTAGGGCAAGTAATAGTCCTTGCGCCAGCTACG